TCCTGAACGTCCATGGCGACATTCGCGACCATGCCACGCACACGCAGCAAATGCGGGCAGGCTCGAAATGGGTGCCGATCAACCCCACGAGCTGGGGCCAGCGCAATGACATGACGATCGAGCTTGGTGTCGGCTCGGGCGGCAAGGAAGCCGAGATTCTGGCCATGCGTGAGATTATCGGGATGCAGATGAGCGCCATCGAGGGTCAGGCGGCGGGCATGATCAAGGGCAAGCTGGTCACCGAGAAGGAGCTTTACCACTCCGCAAACCGGATGGTCGGCAGGCTTGGATTCAAGGCCCCTGAACTGTATTTCCGCGATCCCGAAGAGGCGGCAAAAGAGGCCGCGATGAAGCCACCAGAGGAGCCGGCACCAGACCCGGAAGCCATGAAGGCTCAGGCCGAAATGCAGGCCATGCAGGCGAAGATGCAGATGCAGCAGGCCGAGGCCGAGCAGAAGATGCAGCTTGCGCAGAAGCAGGCCGAGTTCGACGCGCAGACCCGTATTGCCCAGATGCATGCAGACCAGCAGGCCGCTCAGCAGAAGATAGCTGCTGATGTGCAGGCTGCGCGTGAAAAGGCCCAGCTTGAGATCGAACTGGCCCAACAGAAGGCATCGGCTGAGATGAACCTCGCTCGCGAACGGATGCAGGGCGAAATGCAGCTCGCCCGAGAGCGCCAGGAACTGGAGGGGGGCCTTTCAATGATGAAAGCCCAGCATGACGCGAGCCTGAAACAGAACCGGCCCGGTGGAGATTTGGACAAATGAGCATCCGCGCGACGGCCCTGAAAGCAGGCGCTGAACTGCAACTCACCAAGGACGCCTTCGAGTCGCAGGGCAGCGATTACATGGCCCAGATACTCGATGCGGATAGCCCCGAAGTCGCATGGGACGGCATCTTGAAGATGCGGGCGCTGGCGCAGGTCATCGCGGACCTGAACGGCCACATCGACACCGACAAGATTCAAACAAAGATCGAGGACGAAAAGAATGGCTGACGCACAGACCACATTTGCAAGCGTTGATGACTATGTTGCCGACCGGCGCGAAAAGCGCGAAGCCGCACCTGCACCCAAGCCCAAGGCTGAGAAGCCCGCTCCAGCGCCTGCTGTCGAGCCTGAAGAAGAGATTGCCGACGAGGCAGCGCCTGAGAAGGCCGCGCCCGTCGAAACAGAGACTGACCCTGCCCCCCAAGCAGGTGACGACACCGGACAGGAGCCTGAAGAGGCCAACCTTGAGGGTGATGAACAGGAGCAGGCCAAGGAACCGGAAACGGCAATCCCGGCCCCTGATTTTTGGGATGCTGAAGGCAAGGATGCTTTCGCCAAGCTGCCACGGGAAGCACAGGAACAAGTGCGCGCCTATGAGCAGCAGCGAACGCAGGCCGTAGCCCGAAAGCTCAACGAAGCCGCACAGGTCTCGAAGGCCGCTCAAGCCCGTTCTGAACAGCTTGAGCAAGCCCGAGCAGAAATGTCGCGTTTCGTCAGCGAAGCGACGAATGAATTGAAACAGTACGACCAGATTGATTGGGCCGAGCAGATCGCGGATGCGACAACTGACGAGGAACTTCGAAATGTCTACTGGCACAAGGAAAACGCCGAAAAGCTACGCAAGCAAAGGGTTGAGGCGGTCAAAGCAGAAGACGCTGCGCTCACCCGTGAACTGCAAGAGCACCATCAAATCACCCGCCAGCGACTCAAGCAGATCGCCAAGCATGAGCAGGTTGACCTCGATCCCGATACGGAAACAGGCCGGACCCGCATCACGCAGATCAGCAAGTTCCTGACGGCAGTCGGTATTGATGACAACACGCAAGCCTGGATGCCCGCCGAAGCAATGGCACTCGCACACGACGCGATGATGTACCGGATGCAGAAGCAAAAGGCCCAAAGCTCTACGCAGATCAAGCCTGTGACCCAGAAGCCAGCCGCAGGTGCGACGGTGAAACCATCCTCACCCGGCACAGCAGGTTCATCCTCCCAACAGCGCATTCAGCAGCTCAGCGCCCCGAACAAGGTTCTGTCACAGGACGAGTTCACGGAACTGCGGAAGCTGAAGCGCAAATCCAAAAGGTAAAAGGCCATGGCCGTCCCTAGTAACACACTGCTTCGCTCCGCCGTTGTCGGCGAACGTGAAGACCTCGAAAACGACATCTATCGCGTTGCGCCGGAAGAAACCCCGTTCACGGGCAATATCGGAAAGATGAAGGTCAAAAGCGTCCTGCACACGTGGCAGACCGAAAGCCTCGCAGCACCTGACCCGAACAACGCCAACTATGAAGGCGCGGATGCCGTGCTGGATGCGGCCCACCAGCCCGTCAAGCGCAGCGTGCTCGCCCAAATTTTCGACAAGACGGGTTCGGTCTCCGGCACCGTCGAGGCGGCTGATAACGCTGGCCGCGAAGACGAGGAAGACTACCAGAAAATGATCAAGGGTATCGAGGTCCGCCGCGACATCGAAGCCCGCATGATCGGCAACTATGCTTCCGTCGATGAAACGCCCGCATCCGTGACCCGGAAAACGGCTGGCGCACTGGCATGGATCGAAACGTCTGACAGCCTTGGCGCGGGCGGTTCGTCCGGCGGCTGGGCTTCGGCTGGCGTGGTTGATGCTGCTGGCAACGGCACCCAGCGCACGTTCACCGAGAGCCTGATGAAGGCCGTTCTGGTCACCGCGTTCAATAACGGTGCCCGGCTCAGCCAGATCTATCTCGGCGGCGTTCACAAGCAGGTGTTCTCCGGCTTCCCCGGCATCGCGGACAGCCGCAAGGACGTGGGCTCGAAGAAGCAGGCCACGATTATCGGCGCGGCTGACGTGTATGAAGGCGACTTCGGCACACTGACGGCGATTCCGCACCCATACGGCCTGACCCGTGATGCGCTGCTCATCGACCCCTCGGGTTGGGCAGTCGGCACCTATCGCGGAATGCAGACGACCCCGCTCGCCAAGTCGGGTGACTCGGATCAGTTCCAGATGCTCTGTGAAAAGATGCTGGTCTGCAAGAATGAACTGAAAGGGGCCGCAATCCGCGACCTCACGTAATCCTGCACCTCCGTGCGGGACACTCAGGGGCGGCTCCTTTTAGGGGTCGCCTCTCTTTTTAGGGAAAGAGCCAATGGCCGAAGAAACACCTCGCAAGAAACAACCCGACAAGGACAAGGTGGCCGCTGACGAGCTGCGTGACCTTGCACTCGAAATGGCCAAGGACGCCGGGATCGAGGTCAACAAGGACTGGACGGCTGAGCAGATACAGTCCGCCATCAACAAGGCCGAAAAGGCCGCCAAGGATGCCGAGAAAGCCGCTGCTGACGAAGCCGCGAAGCCAAAGGCCGCAAAGCCTGCTGAGCCGGAACCGACCGAGGAAGAGGCCGCAATGCGCGCTGAAATCATGGCCGAGGCGCACAAGGCTGGCATGGACCTTGACGAACTCAAGGGCAAGCCAGTCGATGAGGTGCTGAACCTGATCGGCAAGCACATTGGTGAGCAGGCAACCCGCAAGGATGCCGAGGCCAATGTCGCGCCCGGCAAGATCAATGTGCGCGTCCTGAAGGCGGGCGATAACAAGATTTCCAAGGGCATCCATGTCCCTGGCGTTGGCGACCTGCGCTACAAGCACAATGACACGCTCAAGGTCACGCGGCAGGCATTCGCGGTCCTTGAGGGCAAAGGCTTTGTCGAGGAAGTTTCGGCATGAGCACTACCTCGGAGTTCCGGCACATCATGAAGTCGGCGCTTGGCGTTGACTGGTCAATGCGCCGGGACGACCGGGGGGCTTGGGAATACCTCGCCTCGGGCGACAGCCAGTCCGTGCTCGATACCAACAAGGCGATCCATAATCACGGCGTTCACCACAATGCGGAGAAAGACCGCTATCTGGCGGCGTCGATCCCCCCGATCATCGTCATCAAGTGGCGCGAGGAAGAGGGTCTGGACGTTTACAACCCGGAGCACAATGACCGGCTCCGGCGCAAGCTGAACGATCCGGCATGGTCTCACCTGCGCATCTGGAAGGGCAACCTGTAAATGGCGCTCTCCACTTATACCGAACTCAAGGCGTCGATTGCAGACTGGCTGTTCGGGCGCTCTGACCTCACGTCACAAATCCCCGATTTCATCACCATGGCAGAGGCGCGGTTCAACCGGGTGATCCGCTGCAATGACATGGATACGAGCGCAACCCTGACGATTACGAGCGGGGCAGCGACCGTGCCGACCGGATTGCTGAGCATTCGCTCGATCTACCTGAATGAAACGCCCTATGGCAAAATCATGTTCAAGCCATCGGATATGATTGACCAGGCTGACCCGGCCATCACGGACAAGCCCCGCTATTACAGCCGCGTGGGCGAGAGCTTCACCTTCTGGCCTCGCACGAGCGCCGATGCCCGTATTCGCTACCGTGCGAGCATTGACCCGCTTGCGACGGCAGCAGGCGGCACGAACTGGCTGCTGGCAAAGCATCCAGACCTCTATCTGGTGGCGAGCCTTGTTTCGGCTGCGGCCTACCTGAAGGAAGACGACCGCCTGCCGGTGTGGATTTCACAGGCCAATGACATGATCGAGGGCATCAACATTGATGACCGTATGGAACAGGAGGACGGAATGCAGGTGCAGCCATCCTCGCATGTGGTCTGATCCATGCTGATCCCGCTGGACATTCCGCCCGGCCTGTCACGGGTCGGCACAGAATATCAGTCCAAGGGCCGCTATTACGCGGCGAACCTGTGGCGCTGGTTTCAGGGCACGCATGGACCCGTCGGCGGCTGGGCCAGCCTCAATGACGGCGTTGCGGGTGTTTGCCGTGCCATTCATGGCTGGGTGGACCTCACGGGTGCCTCACGGGCTGCTATCGGGACCGAGCAGGCACTTTACACACTGGCGACAAACGGCACGCTGACGGACATTACGCCGGATGCGTATTCGACGGTAAGCACGGCCAGTTCGTGGAGCCTCGACAATGCAGGCCAGCAACTGTTTGGCGTCAATGATGCTGACGGGACGGTCTACACATGGTTGCCGGGCGATACCGAGGCTGCCGGCCTGACCAATGCCCCGACCGGCACGGCCCTGATTGTCACTGACGAGCGCATCCTCATGGTGCTCGGGGCAGATGGCGACCCGCGCATGTTGCAATGGTCGGACTCTGAGGCATTCACGTCATGGACGCCCTCGACGACGAACCTGACGCGGGATTTCCCGGTGCAGACCAATGGCACGCTGATGGATGCGGCCAAAATCCGTGGTGGCCTGTTGCTCTGGTCATCGGAAGATTTGCATCTGGTGCGCTATATCCAGCGGCCTCTGGTCTACAGCGTCGAGCAGATCGGGGACGAATGCGGCCTGATCGCGCGCGGCGCAATGGTGGTGGTCAATGACACCGCCTACTGGATGGGCCGGGATGATTTCTATATCTGGGCAGGCGGGGTCAGCCCTATGCCATGCCCGGTGCGCGAGGATGTGTTCGGGGTCGCGTCAGCACCGACGCGCGGTATCAATCGTAGCCTGACGGGCCTGGTCCGCGCGGTCCACATGGCCGAGTTCAATGAAATCTGGTGGATGTACCCGCAAGGCACGGCGACCGAAAACAGCAAGGTCGTGGTGTTCAACTATGCGGAAAACCACTGGAACCTGCATACCCTGATCCGCACGGTCGGGATGCCGCGCGGGGCCGGGTTTCCATACCCGCTATTGCTCGATGAGACGGGCGAAGTCTGGGAGCATGAGAACGGCACAACCCGGTCGGCGGCCGGCACGATATACGCCAAGTCCGGGCCGCTGGAAATCGGCAATGGTGAAAACATCTTCCTTGGCCGCTGGGTCTATCCCGATGAGGGCACGGCAGGGAATGTGAGCACATATTTCCACACACGGTTCATGCCCAACCAGACCGAGACCACGCATGGCCCTTATACCAGCGCCAATCCCATCCCGGTGCGCTTTGCGGGGCGTCAGGTGTCGATTGAGCACCGCCTCGTGAGCGGCGAAGGCAAGGTCGGGACATTCCGGGTTGAGGGTACAGCAGGGGGCAAACGATGACTGATCCGGCTGTCAAAACCATGCCGAGGCCGCAGGCGGGTGAGAAGTACGACCAGGAGAACGAGCGCAGATACCGTGACACGGCGGACCGCGAGCTAAGCCAGAAGCACGACATGCGCGCGAACCTGCGCGTGGGTGTTGGGAAATCGCTGATCCTCTCTGCACCATCTGGCCTCGACTACGGGCTGGGCCTCGACAATGACGGGTTCATCACGGTTTCGAATTACGAGACTGGGGCTGCCGGAACGCTGGTGGTGAAGTTCGCGGGCGTCGAGGGGCTGCAAACAGAGTTCAATGCGGTGCGCAGTGAGTTTGCGACGGCAGACGGGGTTCTCTCTGCATCCGTATCGACCAATGCGGGAGCCATCACGACGATTAATGGGGCAGCGGCGTTCTTTGACATAATAGCAGCCGCCAGTGGCAGCACCCCCGCCCGGATCGGGTTGCGCGCAGGTTCTGCCGGGTCCACTGTCATCCTCGACGGGGACCAGATATACTTCGGCCCTCAGACCGTATTCGACACGGCGACCGAGACATTCATCACTGAGGTTGGAACGATCCGCTCACGGTATGGCACGGCGTTCGGGGCCTCGTCTAACCTGATCCGCTGGGATGGGCCTGTTGCGGTTACGCAGGGCAGTGAGACCCCGACGAATGGCTATCTGGCGATAGCGACCGATGGCACGATTTACAAGGATGACGCAGCCCTTGGCTGGGGCGCGACTGCGGCGGAGGCGGCGGCCAGTAATGCGCAGGTTCAGACGGGCGGCAACAGTTTGGTTGACACGGGATTTCGCCAACCCTTCGGGACATATTGGCAGATTTACGACAATAGCGCCGGGACGCTGGGTTTCAGCGTTCTGGATTATGACAGCG